AGCTCATATCGTATATTTTTTTGGGTTAAACAAAAAAGGGAAGGCATTTGACCTCCCCTTTCTATAAGTTAATTAAAATTAGTTAGCAGAGTTTACGATACCGTAAGTAACCATATCCTCAGCAAAACCATACTTCGCATCTGCGGTGAAACGCATTACAAATCTGGCGTTTTGTGAGCCGTCAACTGGGCTCATATCAATGACCTGTACTTCGTTCATATCGTTTAATAGACCGGTCGCAAAGTGAAGGTTGCTAGATGGAGTAGCAATAGCTGTATTAGCAGCCATACCGTTAGCCATAAATACAGGGATACCGTCAAAGAATACATCGCCTAAAACTTGGTTTGTACCTTTGTTATCGTAACCGTTAGCGCCAACTCCAGAAGCAGCAAAACCACCCAATGCGCGTACATACGCCTTGTAGATGTTTTGAGCTACGTAAAGTTTAAGATCTGGGTGTCCGTAAAGGCGAGCAGGAATTGCATCGACCAACTTACCGAGCTCTACAACCACATCGCCCGCATCTACAGTTGTACCAGCTACTTCTTGAGCTGCAGGCAAAGCTGCATCCAAAGCAATTTGCGTAGAGATACCTGCGAATTGACCGTTAGTTGCGTTAACACCTGTCCAGATGTTTGTTTCCATTGCAGAAGCAACTTGCGCAGACAATTGACCGATAACAAAATCAACAAATGATTTCGGCATTACGTCAAAAGCAGAAAAGCCCATCTCAGCAGCTTGCCAAGTCGAACGGAATGTTTTTTTACAGAACTCAAGGTTAACTTGAAATTCCTCCGGTTGCAAAATGCGCTCGGTAAGGGTTACTGTAGTGCTGGCATCGAAGTCGCAAGTAGCGTTCTTGATGATCGCATCGTTAGAATATTTCTGAATTACCTCTTTGAATTTGATATTAGGGTGGATAGTGAATCCGCCTTTTTCAAGGGTTGGCGCAGACAATAAAGCTGCAGCAATGTACTTACCGGCAAATTCGCCTGCGTATGTAGTTGTAATTGAAGTTGTTGTACTCATTTTTATTAATTATTTAAGTTCGTTTATACTACGGTTAAAGTAATTGCGCCTGCAGCAGTTCCCATACCTGATACATACCAGTTAGAACCGTCACATTTTAATTCTACGAAATCGCCAACTGTATCAGCAGAAGCAGAGAAGGTGATCGTGTTTTCATCAGCTCCCGGTACAAGCGTGCTATTTACAATAACGCCGCCTTGAATTTTGTTAGAAGCAGCTTTGATAGTCCAAGCAGTAGTTGCAAATAAAGCGCCTACAACAAAACTATATTTTTGACCAGCAGCATCAGCAACGGCAGGAAGCGTAACTTGCGCGCCTGCTGCAGCATTGAGAATAAATGTTTTGCCGCTATCTTCAGCAGTTAAGGTTGCTGCACCTGTCAATGTTTCGATTACATCTAATTGACGTAGAACGTCGTTAGATACAAAGTTTGTAGTTGTACTCATTTTTTAGTTATTTATTTAATTTTTCAAAAATTGAATCAATAGTTGTGCGCGTTTTTCTTGGTGTTAATTTGAACAATTCAACCGGCTGCGCATTCTCCGGATTGTGTTGTATAGGTTTAGGCTCAACTTCTTCAGCTGCCAATTCAACCGGTGCCGCTTCTTCTGCAACTACTTCGGGTGTTTGCGCTGTGAATTTTGCCAATTCTGCTTTCAATGCATCGTTTTCAGCTTGCAATTTTTCCATTGCGCTAAAGAACGTTTCTTTAATGATGCTTTCAACCGTCTTTTTTGGAGCAGCTTCTGCAGCCATTTCTTCTTCGATTTTACCGCCGCCTTCTACTTCAACTTCCACTTCTGGAGCTTCTTCTTCTTCGACTTCTTTTTCTTTGATTTCAGCAATCATACCTTCTTCAGCTACGATTAAAACCATTCCGTTTTCTAAATCGTACTCACCAACAGGAACCGCTATACGCTGATCATCTTCTGTAACAATAAATACTTCGTTACCTGCTTCAAACGCATCTGCTTCTAAAATAGAAACGCCATCAGTTAGCTTCATTTGTTCGAGCTTTACTTCCATTCCGAGAAGCGTGCGAACTTTGTTTAAAATCTTGTTTTCGTTCATAATTACAATTGTTTAATAGATGCGGTCATACTTCCTACCATTCTTGACCTTGACATAAATTCACTTACTTTTTTAAATTCAGGATAGTCTGAAAATTTTAATCCTATTTCATTAAATTGTTGTTCTAATGTACCACCCATTTTATTCATAACAACTTGAGATTGAGTAATATCATTTCCTAATTTAACTATTTGAGGTTTAAGCGTATTTATTTTTTCATATAAATTATTAAAATCAGATAATAATTTCTCAGCTTTATTTACTTCTTGAACTAAATCATTAAGTTTTGCTAATTGTAACTTTTGCGTAGCTAATTCTACGCTTTCATTTTTAATACCGGCAATCTTTGCCATTATGCTATTTCCGTTCATTTTTTAGCTTTTATATTTCCTTAACTTAATTAATATAATTCTGTTGCACTTTTATTAGCTAACGCTAGTAATCGTTCTTGTTCCGTTATTATCTGTAACTGTATATGTTCCTTGTTTTGATACAGAGCCTACACCTTGATTTTGCAGGTCTCCGTTACAACATTTTTTTGAATACTTACCGTTACCGCACAGGCAACCGCGCTTACCGCCCCTTGGGCTTGATTTACTTGGTGTTTTCATTTATTGGTTTTTAAGTTGTTCTAATTTACGTTGCGCCCATTCTACTCCGGCATCGCCTCCCCAAGCTAACCACATTAAACGACCGCATCCGTCTCCTAATTCTTTATCCGAGTTTTGGCGGTGTCGTTCAAAGGCTGCCATTCTTGCAATAGTATCTCTGCTGATCGGTTCGCCTTTTGCTAATTGGTTGGCTCTAGCTTTACCTACTGAAGTACCGCAAGAACCCCAACCGTTTTCTTCTGCATAACGTAAAGCTATTTTAGCGTTTTCGCTTGCAGCTTTTGGATAGTCGGAATAAGATTCTAATTTGACGTCTAAGATTTCTTTTAGGTAAGCAATCAGTTCTTCTTTTTCTTTGTTCTGGATGCTCATTTCGTATTTATCCGCAAAGTAACCTTCTATTGAAAATCCTTTTACTTCACCGGCCTTAACTTTTTTCCAAACGTCATCGTTGTTTACCTTCATTAAAATCATCCAAGTTCCCTTAGGTAGATCAAAACCGTACAAATTAGCCTTGTCCATTTTAGGATCGTCAATGATCCACGTTTCAACTACTGACATATCGTCAAGATCCGTAGCGTGTTCTAAAGTTGCGTTATTTTGGTTTGACTTCATCTGGAATAAATGCGAAGCCTTGCGAACCGTATCCTCAGAAAAGTAAATTTCCCACTCGCGTTTTGTCTTTTCGTTTTTACGGTAAATCTTTTTATTCGGTACCAATGCCGCGCCCATCAAAATACGCTTCTCCTGATCAATCTCTTTGAGTTGCACTTCGTGTTTTGCTAAAGCGATAAAGTTTTCCTCAATAGCCGGGGATTCTACAACAGAAACCGCCTCAATGCCGTGCATCGGATCCTTCTCGTCAATTATTAGTTCTATTAGTTCCATAGCCTATAAACTTGTTTTGTTTTACAATGTTGCGTTTTTAATACGGTTCCTATCTAACGCCTGCGCAGAAGTTACCTCACCGCTTACAACATACGCCTGAATTGGTTGCTGCTGAATTTGCGCGAGCTGATTCATACCTGAGTTACCTACAACATTGAAAGAAGGCGCCTGTACTCCGGTTCCGCCTCCAGAAGATTCGCCGCCACCGACTGATCCAGAAGGAGCTGCACCGCCGCCTAAAGTTTTTAATGCCTTGGCAGTTGCCGCAATATTTGCCGCAATACCTATCCCTGTACTGATATTATTTAGTTTAGTTTCTACTGCCGCTAAAGCTGCTCCACCCGGAATAGCTGCGTACTTTAATTTTACTGCAGCGTTTGCTGCTTTGTTAGATATAATCATTTTAGCAATACCAATAGCGCTCTCAGCAACCAAAGCCGCCTTCTGAATAGCTTTTTGTTTTTCAAATAAGCTGGCAATTAATTGCAAACCTTGCGAAGCTACGTCCAACTGCTGCATCTGAATTGCAATAATAGCTTCTGCCTTTACTTTTT